CCGTAGCTCCTGAATCAGCGATTGCCCCGAGGCCTTGTCTTCGATCAGGAAGGCTTGCGGGTGCCACTCGGCATTGAGTAGCTTGACCTGCATTTTCAGCGCAGGATAGCCCGCCTTTTCCTTCCAGCGATTGAGTAGGTTATAACCAAGGCCATCAATGCGCTCACCGACAGCCAGCACAACCGAGAAGTCGTTCTCTTCCTTTTCTTTGAACGCCGTGTCACCGCTGAGGATGATGCGCCTGTAAACCTTGATCGGCTGCTTGGTGTTGGGGTCGATCATGGCCATGCGGCGGCGCGACTCTTCGAGAGAGAACTCCCTCGCACATGGGCGACCGTCTGCGGTCTGCTTTTTGAAGATTTGCCCTTCGGCTGGTGCCGGACGCTGCTGGTGCTGGCCAGCGTAACCAGCCGAGCCGAGGCGCTTGCGTTCGCCGTCAAGCACAGCTTCAGGGAAGCGCGCCGGGAAGAATAGCTCACCCTCAATCGTGCGGGGATCGGACCAGCCCAGCGACGTTGGCAGGAAGTCGGGGTCTTTGGGCTTGGGATGCTCGTACTCCTCACGGATGATGAGCACTTCCCAGTTTTCCGGCTCGGTAGCCAGAATATGCCCAGTCAAGTCCTCTTCATGCACGCGCTGCTGGATGATGACGCGGCAGCCGGTGGACATGTCGGCCAGGCGATTCGCCGCGGCGTTGTCCCACCATTGGATGATGGCGTCACGCGCTGGCTTGCTCCAAGGCTCTGTGGCGTCGTTGGGATCGTCCACGAGGATGCAATGCGACCGACTGCCGGTGATCTTCGACCCGGCCGAGATTGCGCGCCTGAAGCCGGTCCCGCTGTTCTTGTAGTGGCCTTTGGCGTTCTGGTCTTTGGTGAATGCCCAGGTGGGCGCGAAGGTGTGCCGATACCATGCGCTGTCGAGAATGTCCCGGCATTTGATCGAATCGCGGAGGGCGACTTCGTTGCTGCCTGAAGTGAACAGGCCGCGCCAGCCGGGTCCGAGGTCGCTGCCTTCCTTGGGGCGCTGAATCCAGATCCACGCGGGCAGGCAGACCGACAGAATTGTCGACTTCATCGAGCCGGGCGGGACGTTGATTATCAGGTTGCGATGGGCGAGACGGCCTTCTACGAGGGCTTGAACGTGGTCGCAGATGACGTCCAGGTGCCAATTCCAGACCAGCGGCGTCGAGGGTTCGATGATCGGCCAGGATTGCCGCACGAACTCTGCCAACCGCCGGCGGGCCATCTCTGCCTTGATGGCCTCATAGGGGATGAGGTCCAAGGTCAGGCCGCTTCCGTTTGGGCTGCCCGGTACTTCTCAAACCAGAACACGATAGGGCCAGCGACCTCTACCACCTGCCCGAACCTCACCGCATGGCGGTAAGTGGGATAGCCGCGCTGTAGAATTCCGGTGATCCTCTCCAGTTCCTTGCGCCATCCCTCAAGCGAATAAGGCCCTTTGTGGATGTTGCACGGCCCGCAAGCCGGGAATAGATTCTCTGCCACGTCGCGTTCAGGACACCAGACCTCGCCAGTGGCTACCAGCATCCCGTACCCAGTCTTGGGGTTTGTCGCGTACTTCGTCTTGCGCTGGACCGGCTCGACGTGGTCAGCGTGCCAGCCCTTCTCGCCCAACGGGCATCCACAGTACGCGCACCGCCCGCCGAACATCATGCGCAACTTCTCGCGCTCTCTCTTGCTGAGCGTCACGGCTAGACCTCCTCAAGGGTCGTACTGGGTTGCGGAGCACCAGCGGCGTAGATCGAATCCAGCGCCGCCAGTTGCTCGTCTGTGAGTTTGGACAGGTCAAGGGATGGCGGCAAAGCGTCACCGTCAGGCGTGGTCTGCGCTGTCTTGAGAGGCGCATCGAGGCCGAGCAACCGAGCCCGCCGCTCTTCCACCAGCACCAGCTTCTGAACGGCGTTCATGTCTTTCTTGGTGTTGATGCGAGAGATTGCAGCAGCCGCAGCGAGGTCCAACCGCTCAAGCGAAAGCCGTCGCACCTCGTCAGCGGTTTCCTTCAAGGTCTTGTTTAACTCTGCCAGTCCAGCCAGCACCAGGCGGTGAACCTGCGACTTCGACAGGCCCATCTTCCGGCCAATCTCGAAGAAGCCGAGACCGTCACGACGGAGTTCGAGCGCCTGCTGAATCTTCATCGTCCGCGTGATCTTCGCGCCGCTGGCTTGCTGTGGCATCTTCCCGCCCTCTTGTGGATTCCCCTTTTGTTCCACTTTAGAGGCTTTTCAGGGGTGTTTCCGGTCCTCAACCGTCGCGAAACGGCAACTTTTGCGGGTTATACTTCAAGACGTTGCGCGAATCGGTTGTCGCGGCTTGACCCGGCCCTGCCCGCTCGGCATACTGAGCGCCCGCGAAAACGCGGCTAAGGCACAGGGAGACGACCCCGGCAGGGGTACGCATAGCGCAACTCTCCGAACCATCCGAAAGCCGCGCTGTCTCTTTTTCACGGCTTCACCGCCTGAATCCGTTCCCCAATCCATCGCATACACGGGACCGCTTGGCTGTTGCCGTACGCCTTGTACATGGGTCCATCGGCTGCAATCCTCGTGAACCACTGACCGTCTTCCTGCCAGCAGTTCAGGCTATGCGCTGTGAGGTAATCGGCCTCATCGGGGTCGATCTTGCGGCGGGTGCTGGTTTCGATGTGGGTGTAGAGGTCATCGAACCCTTGAAGCCTTGCGCACTCCACAACGGTTAACCGGCGAACTGCCATCGGCGTAGCGATAGCGGGGGGATGAGCGTTTGCCGCGAGAGGATGGCAAGGTGCTCCCGGTTGCGGGTTTGAATAGTTCGCCTTGCTGGTGATTTGCGTGGTATCGAATGCGATAGCGCCCACGCCCATTCCGGCGCGGCCTCCGTTCGGAGTAAGGACCGCATTTGCAAGCCCGTCAGTGCGGACTTCCAGCGTCGATTCACCGTCCCGACCGCGAATGGCGAGAGTCATCACCGGCACAAGCGGAGTTCCGCGCCCGGTCCCGTCTTCATAGGCGTCGAATCCATCGGCCCGGAGACTATGCGTTGGCTGGTCAAAGAAACCCCCGGTTACCACATAGTTGTCGGTTGTCGGGTCGCCGCCCTTGACCTGATGGCACGTCACCGAATGAGCAAGGGATGATTCGGCCAGAATAGGCGTCCTGACCATTCTGCCCCCCCCCGAAATGAGCGCCGTCGCTAAGAGCACCCACAACCTGTGGGAATGAAACAGCCGGTCGTATCGAGGTCTGCTCCCCATCCCCCGGTTTTGTGCGCCCCGAGAGTTCCTGAGACCTCTGGAATACCGGAATTACTGGATCTTGTCCTCTGCTCTTCCCCCCCGTTCCACGCCTCGACCACTGCCCATAAGGCTCGGAGCAACATCGTGGGTAAAGCCTTGCCCCTCTTCCCGGCGCGGCGGATGATGCCCATGCAGGCTTTTGCGCTCAAAAAATACTTGCGCGGGATAGGCTGGGTCTCTAGCACTTGCCATAACGAACACGCGCTCCCGTCGCTGGGCCACGCCGAAATGTTGAGCGTCTTTGACGATCCACGTTGCGGTTCGCCTGGGTCCAGTAACCAAACCTGCGTTTGTCCAGCGGAGTCCTGCTGGCGGAACGAGTGGGGAGTCTGCTCCCACCAGCGCGGCGAGGAAGCAACCGAAGGCGTTGTCTCCAACGGAGAGCACTCCGGGTACGTTTTCCCAGACAACAGTGAGGGGTTTACTGCCCTCTCGAAGTCGAACATTGTCAATTGCATTGGCTAGCCTCACGAAGGAAAGGGTTAGATTTCCGCGGTCATCCTGAAGGGATTTACGCAAACCGGCGACCGAAAATGCTTGGCAGGGCGTTCCGGCCACGAGAACATCCGGCATCGGGACACCGAACCGGCGAAGGTGACGGACCCGGAGGGCGGTGAAGTCGCCCCAGAGGCCGGGGCCAACCTCGGCCCGTGCGTAGCGCATATCCTCTGCTCCTTGACGCTGAATCAGAACACTGCGCGGGAAGTCCTCAATCTCGGAAAGGACGGTCGGCCGCCAACCGAGCGGAGACCACGCCTCAGACGCCGCTTCTATGCCGGAACACATGGACATGTACGTGAAAGCGGTCATTTCAACCTCATGCTCGGCAGCTTGTCGAGCCAGATCAGGGGTGCGTCCTCGGTGAGCCGTGAGACCAGCGCGGCGCCGTAGATGCTGGTCAGGTCGATTTCGGGCAGGTTTGAGGTCCAGAGCGTCGGCAACTCTTCGCGGTAGCGGTGGTTCACCAGGCGGTCAAGCTGCGAGGCGGCGAAGTCGTCCACGTAAGCGCCCTTGATGCGCTCCCGGCCAAGATCGTCTAGCACCAGGAGGGGCGCGGATTCTGCGCGTTCCAGCATCTGCTCGGCTATGCCGTCGATTGCGTGGAGCCGGATGGCCGTCACGCTGTCAGGCCAACTCAGCCACACGGCCTGATGCTGAAACCTTACGTCGGCCCGTTTGCCGTGGCGACGGGTCTCTTCCACCAGCCGGACGGCGTAAGCCTTGCGATAGGCCCGCTGGAATCCGCGCAGGATCGCCGCCAGCGCCATCGTTTTGCCTGAGCCGGTGTCAGCGCCCAACCCGAAGCCGGTTGCGGGCACGTTGCCGCCGCTGAGCGCCAGCAGGGTAGCCCGCGGCATCGCCCGCTTGATGGCCTCGGGAACCTTTTGCCAGTCGGCTTTGCACTCGCGAGAGGCGAGGCCGCAGACGTGGCGAAGATCCTCGGTGACCTGGGTTTCAAGTTCGGTCTCGATGCGCTTGGCTTCCGTTTCGGCATACCGGATGGCTTGCGCGTCTTCCCAGCAGCCCCAGCACAAACCCTCAAACTCGGGCTCTGGTTCGCTCATCGAGGGCTTGCTATTGCAGGACCGGCAAAGCGGCCTCGGGGTGTTCGGTGGCTTCACGCGCCCGCCGTTCATCACGGGCGGCAAGTTGATCGATGTAACGCTGGTCGGTAGCAGTTCGGTGATGCTGGACATTCCCATGGTTCATTGCTCCTGCACTCTGCGGTGCTTGCTGCGTTGCCTTCTCTGCCAGTTCGGTAGCCTTGCCGGCCTGTAACGCGAAGTCGATGGTTGCAACCCACTGCCGGTCGTTGTGCCCGGTGTACCAGGGCGTTTCGGCGAGGTAGGCACAGGCGGCGCGGAAGTCCGGCAGCCAGCCGGGCTCCTTGAGCCGGGTTTGAATCACCTTCTGGCGGTTGAGCGAACTCTTGGCGTGGGGGAGCTTGCCCTGGGTGAGTTCATTCCAGATCGTGACCACCTCGGCAGATTTCACAGCGGCGGCGGTCGATGGAATCGACAAAGGCTCTTGTTCTTTCTCTGGCTCTGGTACAGGACTCTGGCTCTGGACTCTGGTACAGGACTCTGGCTCTGGTAGTGGCATTTCGTGCGTTTCTGTGCGCATTTGTGCGCACGGCTCCTCATAACGTGCGCACGCTTTCTCCCTTTCTTTGAGCGAGAGGCGGCGCATCCGAGGCAGTTCACCGTTGGCGTACCTCATCCCGTTGCGGGAGAGTTTGTTGTCGGTGGCGTCGTCGCTGTGGATATGCCAGTCGTGGACGATGAGGCGGTGTTCATCATTCGGCTCAAGGAAGCCAGACTGCACCAAGGCAAGGACCATGGCCGATGCGTCACCGTCGTAAAACATCTCCATGGCTATGTCTTCGTCGGTCATCTTCCCGATGGCGCCCGTCGGGGCCTGTTCGCCCGTTACGTGCCAGAGAGATTCGACAATGCCGAGAGCGAAGCAAGCGGGGATATGCATCAGGCTCCCCAGTCGCCTTGTCTTCCGGTGGGTAAGTGTTCCCCTCAGTGCCATCAGCGTGCTCCTGTCAAGAGTTCCATCAGGTCATCCGGTGACCAGATAATTCCCACCAGCGCGCCGGCCTCGGCCATAGTGTCGAGAAAGGCAAGCTGCTCATCGGATGGTTTGCCCGGCGCGGCCTTTTGAATCAGCCGCCCTGTCTTGGGCGATCTAGTCAGCCACTCGGGCGCTTTGACTTCGATGTAGAGCGCCCTGCCGCCGGGGAGAGTGCCGAGGATGTCGGACAGCCCGGCAGAGCAAGCGCCCTGAGTGCCGCCCTTCATGATTGAGGCAGCGTTGCGGACTCCAGCGCTCTTGAGCATCCTGCAAGCCCTGCCGCGCAGCTTCGCGCCGCCGGCGTCAACGGCCAGGGCGGGGATGCGATGCAGGTTGAGCGTAGCGAGGGCGTCCTTCTGGACGGTGGCCTCGGATACGCATCCGAGGAGATAGGCGTCGTTGTAGCGGGCGCGGTCGAAGGTGTCGCGATAGGGCCTCAAGCGCACACCTCGTTCATGCTGAAGTCGAAAACTTCTTGACTCAGGCGCTTGGCCGCTATCTCGCAGTAGCGTTCTTCGATCTCAATTCCAATGGCGCGACGGCCGAGGTTTTTTGCAGCTGCGAGAGTCGTCCCTGAGCCACAGAATGGGTCAAGAACCGTGTCTGTCGGTTCACTCCACCAGCGCACCAGGAATTCCATGTGCTTCATTGCGCGGCTGCAAGGGTGGCCATTTCTCGGGCGCTCTCCCGGCTGTACGGAAGGGGCGCGGCCAGGGATGACAATCTGGCCCTCGCGGCGCTCAATCGGCTCCCCAAACGAATAGGCCAGTTCGTCGCCTCCCAGCCACCGACCGAGATAGCCGGGCATGACATACGGAAGGATTGAGGCTCGGCAATAAGGAAGCGGGACAGGTGCTAGGAATCGAGGGTCTGAATCGTGGCGAAGGATGAAAGTTGCCCGCTTGATATGCGTCATCGAAATGGAGGCCCAAAACTCGCCCAACAGCCCCTGAGGGTCATCGCTACCCGCCAGTAACCCTGCAGGGCAATTTGGCCAAACCGGGTCAGTTATGACGGATTCAGTTGGCGGGCACCAGTCCCGACAATCGCCGTGGTAAATCGTGATGCCCGCGTGTTCGTAGTAAGGCGTCATGCAGTCACCGCCGGAAACTCTTTCCACTCGCGGCCGTCGAGCATGGCGCCAGCGGCTTCCTTGCCTACGCGCTGCATCCACACGTCGTTACCGCCGTCGGAGTCAAGGCACTCCCCGTTTTGGCCCGCATCGGTGAGACGGATACGCGGCTGTAAGTCAGAGTCGGTGGTCTCACGCTGGCGCCACTCGCCGTTCTGCTTAAAGAAAAAGGCCACACCAGCCGCCGCGCACTGGTCGCGGAGACTGCGCGCCCAATCGGGATGCATGGGCCGGGCGTTCGGGCCGCTCTCGCCGCCGCAGATCACCCAATTGAGACCGCTTCCCACTTGCCGTCCCGGTGGATTGAACACATGGGAGCCGGTCCAGTAGTTCTCGCGACCGCAGGACGGGCAAGTCTTCCGTAGCCCACCCGAAAAATACTCGCGACATCCGGAGCACTGCCATGCGATTCGCGTCCAACGCTTGATGTCCACCGGCCCCAGAAGTGGCTCGGCCGAGATGAACCGCGCCGCCGCCGGCGTCCGTAGAAGGATCTGGATGCGCAGATCGGCAGTCGCCTGATTCTCAGTGGTGACGCCAATCCAGACGTTCGGGTATCCGGTGTCCCAGTCAGCCGGCAGACACGCCGCGATGCGCTCGGGGCGCTTGGTGCAAAGCTGGTAAGTCAGTTTCGGCGTCTGCCGGATGATGGCCCAAGCTTCAGCGCGCCAGGCGTCGGCCTCTTCGATGAAAAAGTCAGACCACGAATCGACAAACACGCGGTTGATGTGCCCGTACTTCTCGCGGTTCTTTGCCCACTTCAGCGGGGCGTTGAAGGTCGCCGCGGCGGAACGAACCACCACATCGGGGGTTTGTCCATACCGCTTTTTGTCGGTGAACATGTAGCAGTTCTTGCAGCCGGCTGAGACCTTGTGGCAGCCCTGCCAGCAGTTCCACGTCGCATCGGTCCAAGCAATTGCGGTGCTAGCGCCCATCGGCCACCCCCAGGAAGAGCAGCGACTTCCAGACCTGCACATTGCGCCGGCGCGCAGATACCCGGCTCGACTTACGGAACCGGCTTGTCTGGGTGATGAGTACGTTCCCCGCGGCGCGGCGGAATGCGGCCCCTACTGCGTTCGGGTGCAGGAAGTTGGTGACGGCGACGGCCTCAAGGATGGTCCAGACCTCATCGGACGTAATCTCAGCATGTTGCGCGGCGGCGGTAGCGATGGCGATGTAGCAACGGCTGAATTCGGCGGTTGCGATGACCTTCTCAATGCCTTCGTCGCGATAGAACGCGGACAGTTGGGCAGATAACATCAGCGGTCTCCTTTCAGAAAGTAGCCGCATTTGCACCCTTCAACGGTGCAGCGGCATGGTTGGCCCGTCTCGTTGCGGGCGTGCTGTTTGATGTGGTGGCCGCAATAGGCCTTGTCGCACTGACAGGCGACGATTTCACGCATGAGGCGGAAGGTGCGGGGCGCGTAGGTGTCAGGCTCGAACTGGCGCGGGAGGCCCATCTCTTCGAGGGCGGTCTCTTCAAGCTCGGCCCACTCGGCAATCAGCAGCGGCCAAGATGAATTCTTCGCCGCGCTCAGGAACTCGAAAGCGGGCTCCCGCATCCACGGGTGACCCTTCAGCAGCCGGATACAGGCGGCAAGCTCAGCGGGCTTTGTCGGGGCGCTGCCGGGGTAGCGGAGACGCATCGACGCATAAGACAGGACGGTGACCGCTTGAGGTATGGCCGAGGCCTTCGCGGTCAGGTGCAGCACGCTGTTCATCCGGGCGGCGTGTTCGCGTAATGTGATCGTTGCTGCCATCGTTCCCCCTCTTGCGGGTTGTGGGGGCGGCTGGTGGACCGCCCCGGTTGGGTGCGGTTGTTAGGCGGTTGCGTTTGCCGGAAACAGCTTCTCTTGCAGTTCGCCGCCGGACATCTGCTGTTCGCGGACGATCTCGCCAGTGTCGAGCCGGATAATCCGCTTCACGCCCTGCCGGGGCTTGTGGAACTCGACGACGCACTCAATCTCGCGCATCTCCCAGCCCATGTTGATGTTGTTCGAGAGGCGCTGAATCTGGGTGACCTCAAGCTCGATGCGCTGCTTGAACTGCGCCTGGGCTGACTTCTGCTCTTCCTCGGCGCGCGTCTTGCTGGTCACGGAAGGGGCAAGTTGCTTGGCGATTTCCTTCGTTTCGTCTTCCGTAAACGGGTAGCGGAGGTACTCTTTCACTTTCACTGTTTCTGCCATTTGTCGGTCTCCTGTTGGGTTAGTAGGTGATGGTTGTGTGGCGAACTTCGCCCTTGATAATTGCGATGGTGATGGCCTTGGCGGCTTTGTTGAAGTCGAACTCCGCACCTACAAGGAGTTCGGCGTTGATGAGAGCCTCTTCGATGTTGTCCAGCACTTCGCTGTTGATCTGCTTGCGATGCTGTTTGTCGTTGTCGCGGGCGGCTTGAACCTCGGCGGCGATTCGCGCAGCCTCTGCGACCCGGTCCTGCTCGGCCTTGATCGCATCCACCCGCGCCTGTTCGGCCTGAGCTTCGGCCCTGAGCCGTGCGTCGATGGCAGCTTGTGCGGCCCGCGCTTCGGATTCCACGCGGCGCCGTTCAGACTCCTCGGCTTGCTGTTGCGCCAGCGTTGCTTGCCGGTTCGCCTCAGCCTCACGCCCCAGCGCCGCTTGCCGCTCACTCTCGGCCCGCTGTTCGGCTTCGCGCCGGCCGCGCTCTTGCGCCTCGGCAATGCGCTTGGTCTCGGCGTCCTTGCGTTCGCGCTCTGCTGCCTGTTCGCGCAGTTGGGTGAGTTCGGCGGCGTCGGTCTCGGCCTTGAGCTTTGCCGTGTACATCTGCCTGAGAGCGGCGATGGTGCGGTGGGTGATGGTCAGCGCCTCATCGAGGAGACCTTCCCAGGCCTCGGCCGTCAGAGGCATGTTGGCGAGGATTTCAATTTGCGCGGCGATTTCGGCGCTGGTCGAGGGCGCGTACATGACCGGCATGGAGTCGATGCTGTTCAGCCGGTTGCTGATGGCCTTCGTGCGCTCCTCGTAGGCGGTCAGATCGGCGCGGGTGCGCTCGGCCAGGGCGTCAAGGCTATCGCGCATCATCTTGCGGTTGGCGTCGATGCGGCGGGGCAAGTCCTTGAGTTCGGCGACCATTTCTTTGCCGATGGTGTCCAAGTAAGTCTTCGACCGGGTGACCTTGTGAGCCAGGGCGCGGATTTCGGCGCGGCCCTTGACTGTGGTCACGTCCAGTTCGTAGCCCTGCACCTTGTCTTCGATTGCGTTGACGATCAGGGCCAGGCCACCATCGGCGGTGAACAGGTCGCGCAGGTTGCTTGTCGTGATGGCGTACTTCTCGCCATCGTCCACGAGGACCAGATCGGGGGCGGCGTCTATCCGCCCCTCGAAGATGGTCAGGTTGTTCGCGAGTGCTGCCATTTCAAACCTCTTTTCGGGTCTCAGTTCGGCTTGCGGTTAGTTTGCGAAGAAATCACTATCGTCGTGACCGTTCGGCTTCGCGGCGTTGGTGGGGGCTTGGGTCGTGGGCTGGGCGGCTGGCGTTGCTGGGGCGGCGCTTTTAATCGCATCCTTCAGCCTTGAGGCACCGCCTTTACCGCTGGCTGCGGGCGGGGGCGCATCGGTGGCCGGCGCGGGCTGTCGGGCGTCCATGATCTCCCGCCAACTCGTCTCGCCATCCCTGAGCGCCGCGTACAGGCCCCGGAGTTCCTTCATCTCTTTGGGGTTGAGCGTGGCGCCAGCGTGTCCCAGGTATTCCTTGAGTTGTTCCGCCGTCACGCCCTGGTCGGCAAAGGAGTCGAAGAGGTTGCGCTTTGCGGCGTCAGGGTCCTCGGCGTCCTTGCGGCGCTGGGTGTTGCGAACCTCAGCCATCGCCTCGTCAATCAAGTCGCCCGGAACGATGCGGAGGCCCAAGGTGCGGACGGCCTTCGAGATGAGCGCGCCTTGCTTGTTGAGGATGTCGTCGTCGGTGCCCGGCAGGATGTAGAGCATGTCGCCGTAGCTGTTCAGGCGGGTGCGGAGCGGCGTGTCGCCCTTGGCCAGCTTGCGGCGCTCGACCGTCTTGGTGATCGTCACGTCTTGGGAGTAGGGGAGGTTGGCTTCCAGATCGGTGACGCTCACGCGCACGATGCGCCGGTCATCGTCGTCGTAGACGGTCTGGGTTGACACGTCCACGTTGCCCATGGCCCGGAGCGCGGCCTCGGCAAAGCGAATGCTCGGCCCTTCGATGCCATTGCCGATGGGCTTGTGGTAGATGGCCACCGCCGCAAAACTCGGCCGGTTGCAATCCTTGAGGAGCTTTTCGCGGACAACGTCGAAGTCGCGAGGGTTGCGCTCGGCCATGATGTACCGGGCTTCGATGGTGGCCTTGGCTTGCGCGGCCAGGGCGGTTGAGGCTGTCTCGACGACCTTCGCGAGAGCCGTTTCCTTGGGGGTGTACGTCAGAGCTTTTTCGTCTGCCATTGCGAGTCTCGCTTTCTACTTGGAGGGCCGGAACACGCGGGCGCCGGGTTTGGTGGATGTGTTGGCCTCGATGATGCAAGCCACCTTTGCACCGTCGATGAGGGTTGCCAGTTCGGAGACCACGGCGCGCCAGTCGGTCGTTTCGGAGTCTTTGTTGTTCTTCCAGGTGGCGATTCCGGGGATAGCGGAGGCCTCGCCCATGTAGGACTTGAGGAGGTTTTCAGCCGCCAGCTTTTCGGCCTCTGCCGCCTTCATGCGCTCGGTTGCCACGCGCAGAGATTCAGCCCACTCGCGCACCTGAGCGGTGATGGGGCGGGTGATCTCGCTTGAACGCTTGAATTTGGCTTTGAGGTAGTTGCTGTAGGATTCGGAGCCGTCGGGCTCGGGCGGGATGTCGGCTACGACGTGCTTGTTCCACCAGTCCAGGGCGCGCTCCCGGATGGAATCCTCCACTTCGGGGTCGTTGACCATGGAGTACCGGGCGAACTCGGAACCGGCGAAGCAGACGGCCAGATCGGCGGCTTGAGTGCCGGTGGCCATCATCTGGACGGCAAGCTGCAGTTGGTAATAGACCGGGAACACATCCGAGCCGTTGTCGCCCCATTGCGGCGACTTGAACCGGGTGTTCTTGGCATCCACCGGGCGGCGGTCGCCGCCCAGCCAGCGGGCATCAAGCGAGGCTCCGAGGAGCGGGCAGCCGGGAACCCGGATCAGCGTCCAAGGCTGGGCGAACTCGATTGGAATCCCAAGGCGCTCGGAATAGGCTTCGAGGATGGGCCGCTCAAACTTGCGCCCGAAGAACATGGCGTCGTTGTCCGGCTTCTCGATCTGGTTCTTTTTGCTGAGCCAGACTTCAATCGGGCTGGTCCACTTGTTGAGGCCGAAGATGGCCGCAATGTCGGTGCCGGTGATGCAGGTCCGGCGCTCGGCCAGCCAGGCGGCTTTGCGCTCATCGTCGATTTGCTGAGGGGTGGGAAGTTCGAGGAGGGCTGTGCTCACTGCGCACCCCCCACGATGTCGGCGTAAGAGAGGCGCTTGGCCCGCTGCAAGATCACGAGGCAGTTGGCGTGAGAGGGCCGGGTGTGCCCTGTTAACCAGTTGTATACCGTCCGTTCAGAAACGCTGCAAAGCGTTGCCGTGGCGTTGATTCCGAACGCCTGGACCCATTCTTTGAAGGTGAATTTGTGAGGCATTGTCGGTCTCCCATCGGTGCGGGAAACCTGAAAAGCTCATTCAGGATTCCCGGTAGATGGGACCGAATTCGTAAAACTGACCTGATCGAAGCGCGATCAATGGTTTTTGTACTCTGGGTTCAAACCCACACTACATTGGGTTAAAATCCATGTACTGTGGGGCTAAAGCCCATTGTTCATTATCCGCACCTTACGGCACGACTGAAGTCGTGCCCTGTTACAAAGCTCAGCCGGGAAAGCCGTTTTCCGCAGCCTCTAAAACCCATCCCTACCAGCCCGCGTTCATTCCAAGGCATTTACGAAATGACTCAAGCCGCGCCCTTTCAGGACTCAACGTTCGCCACCGGCCGCCGAGGGGAAAACTCCATCCCATGCCAGGGGAAACCGCTGGATACGAGGCTGCGATGCTTGGGAAGGCGCATCGAGTACCGTATCTATCCAATAGCTGGGATTGCTTGTACACGAAGAGATGCCCGGCGCGGGGCCGGGGTTGCACTTAGTTTTTTTTGCGCGGCAGAGGAGCGTGGAGTTCAGTTGCGGTCGAGACTGACGGCCATGGCGTCGAGCGAGAGCGAGCGGAGGAGGTTGCGGCGCATGCCCTGCTCGACCTGGACGAGGGCGCGGGCGGCCGCGTCGATCCAATCCAAAGTGAGCCCCTGGGCCATGCGCTCGAGTTCGGCGGCAAGGTCGAGGTTGCGGATCAATTCCGGCGTGCCGGCAATCACGAGTAGAAGGTCTTCGATGAGGCTGCCCAGGGCGCGGAGGAGGTTGAGGGTCTTCTCCTGGCCGTCGGCGCCGGCGCGGTAGCTCTCGGTGGCGTGGAAGAGCTGCGAGTATTCGGATTCCGACCCCGCGGACTCGCGCAGGGCGGTGCGGAGCAGGATGAGGGCGTCCTGGCGGCTGGCCAGGTAAACGCCGAGGTCGGTGGTCAGGGCGCGGCCCACGGCGCCCTCGGCGAGCCGCGCGGCGAGGGCGCGGTCGGCGGGCTTGAGCTCGGGACGGCGCTGGGCCAGCAGCGCTTCAAGCTCGGAGGCGGGGATGGCGCCCAGGCGGTGCACCACGGCGCGCGAACGGATGGTGGGCAGCAGCTCCTGGGGGTTCTCGGTGAGCAGGACGAGGGAGGTGTGCTCGGGCGGCTCTTCGAGCACCTTGAGCAGGCTGTTGGCCGCCTCTTTCATGAAGGCCGAGGAAGTGAAGATGGTGAAGGCGCGGCGGGCCTCGACTGGCGGGCGGTAGTAGGCCACGTGGATCACCTGGCGCACCTGGCCGAGCTTGATGAGCAGTTGCGGCGGGTCGGGGGGAACGACGAGCACGTCGGGATGGGTCTGGATGAGGATGCGGGTCTCGCGCTTGTCCACGTCGCGCATGTCGTCGCGGGCGGCCACGGCCTCGGCGACGCGCTCCTCCAGGTTGGCGGAGTCGCCGATGCGGGTGCAGTTGGAGCACGTGCCGCAGAAATCGGGAAGGCCGCCGGTTTCGGTGGGATGGAGGCAATTGACGGCTTTGGCCAGCATCAGGGCCAGGGTGTATTTGCCCGCGCCGCGGGGTCCGGCCAGGATGAGCGAGTGGGGAAAGCGCTGCGCGCGGATGCTCTCGCGAAGATGAGTGACGGTTTGCGCGTTGCCGAGAAAGTCCTGAAAGCCCACGCTTTGAGCGTAGAGCAT